TATTTCTTGTTGAGTTGTTCGGCGAGTTTGTCCTTGATGAACTCGGCTAGGTCGTTGGCGAACTTCGCCTTCGTGCTGGACATGCTGGCTTCGAGGAACTTTCGTCCCTTCATCTTGCGAGAACCCCAGTTCACGACATGGGCGTAACGTGCGGGGCGGATCGTCCGCTTCTGGCCCTTGTTCTTGCCCCGCTTGATCTTCCCGCCACTTCGCTTGAACTTGGCGGATGGACCGGCAATTCCCGCCCACGTCTTGCTTGACTTGTAGTATTTCACCTTGATCTTGATGGACTTCTTCAAGCTCCCCTTGTCGGCGGGGGCAGTCTTGATGACCGCTTCCTTCACGGGAACCATCGCCTTGTTGAAGCCCATGCGAATAGCCTTGTTTGCCCCCGAACCACGAACGTAGTCCAGCTTCGACAGGTCAAGTTCAACTGAAGCGGTAATCATGTTCCCCCGAGGTTCAGTTCGTCATACTCCACGACTTCGCAGACAAGCTCGTTGTCGCCACGTCGCACATGGTCGATGACCCACAGTTCGCCTTTCGACGTGAGTTCCAGCCGGTCGAGGGCGGATACGGTCGGGTAGTTCCGAAGGCGGATCGTGGCATCGGCCCCGGTCTGTTCCGCCCCGTAGTCGATGGCCTTCCGCCCGGTCGTCGGTTCAACGGAACCCCAGAGGGAACCGTTCACGGTGAAGGTTTCCTCGTCCTGCCCGTTGTTCGGGTTCTTGGTGACGGTTCGCTTCAACCACGTCAGCCGATCCTTGTATTGCCCCGCTGCCATCATGCCCCCATTGACCACGGCCCCATAAGCCCGGTCTTGTACTGGTCACAGACCGCCCGGAAGCCCATCGGCAGGGCGGTCAAGTTCTCGTCGGTGAACGCTTCCCGGTGTTCGTAGTAATGCCCCGCCAGAAGCATGATTGCCGTCTTCACGTCCTCGGGAACCTTGTCGGCGTCCCAACCGGCTTCAAACTCGACGAACGCCTTCGGGCGTTTCGTGGAACTGGTGACGGGGTAGGTGTCGAACCAGACGGAACCCGGAATGCTGATCGTGTCTTCGTGGAAGTCGGCGGCGGTCTGAAGTTGGTTGTCGGCGTCCCAGTATTTCACGGCAACGACTTCCCGCACGGGGGCTTTCATCAAGTAGACCGTGCTGTTGAAGTAGTGGACGTGCTGGCGGTAGGTGCGTGCGAGAACGCTTCGCCCCGTCCACGCCTCGAACATCTGCGTTGCCGTGCGAAGGTAGCGGGTAAGGGCGTCGTCCTCGTCGTCGTGGTTCAAACGAAGGTGCGTCTTCACGTCGTCCAGCGGGACGACGAGGTTGTTGTTGTCGGTGATGATTTCCAGCGTGTACATGAAGGTATGTAGTCTCGGGACGTGAAAAAACCCCGACCGCATGGGCAACGGTCGGGGTCAAGTCAGGGAGAATAAACCCGACTTTCAGGGTGCGTTAGCTGGCGGGTGCGGCCAAATACTTCACGGCGTTCGGTTGGATCAAGTTGCCGTCCGCACGGGCGAAGGCGAGGAAGCTGATCTGGCCGTTGCGGATTCTCAGTTGATCCAGACGGTAAATCTGAACGCCCATGACGTTTCGCCATAGGTACTTCGAGAAATCCCCGAAGACGGCGATTCGGGCGTTCGCCCCGCTGGTTGCCATGTTCTGATTGCGGTAAACCGGGAAGCCGTAGAAGGTGTTCGGTACGCCCGCTTGCAGGCTCGGTTGCCAGAGGTACTGGCCCGTCGAGTCCTTCAGCTTGCGGATTTTTGTCATGATAACCGGGTTCATCATGAAGCCCACGCCCGGCCCGCTCTTGTATGCGTCGTCGAGGGATTCCGCCAAGTCAATCAGGTCGTCCCCGGTCAATGTCGGGTTGGCGGCGGAACCGCCAGCAACAACGCTGGAGTTCGTCGCACGGGTCACGATTCCGAACGGTTCGGTTGTACCCGCCCCCACGCTGACATGCTCGGCCCAGCCCCGACCGAAGCGTTCGGCGATGGCCCGGCTGACGTAGCTTTCAAGATCAACGCTGGAGTCTTGCAGAAGTTCGAGGGACAGGATGACTTCCTTCGATTCGTACTTGAAGCCCTTCAGCGTAACCGACGTTACCGATGGATCGGCGGCGGTGACTTCTGCGGCTTCGCCCAGAATGGCGGCTTTGTTCGCCGTGTCGTCCATGACCGGAATCGGCAAGTCCTGTCCGTTGTCCGAGTCCCGGTAACTGATGAGGTTCAGAACCGGCCCGTAGGACTTCAGTTCCTCGTAAAAACCGGCGTAGAAGTCCGTCCAGCCCACAACGCCCGTGGTTGCCGTCTTGCTCATGGCACGGCGGCTGATCTTCGGGCGAACCAGTTCAATCTCGTTACTGGAGATGTCCAGACCGCAACGGGCGGCGTTCTCGATGTCGGCCCCGGTCATGCGGCTACCACGGACGCCACGGGTGAACCATGTTCGCAGGGCGTCGGCGTAGTTGGCCTCGTCTTCCTGTCGGGCGAGGGTTGGACGTGTCTTGCGTTCGGTTGCCTTCAGACGGGCTTCGGCGGCTTCAACGGCTTCTCGCTTCTCCAGCGTGTCGATCTTGGCTTCCAGCTTGTCCGCTTCGCCGAACAGGGTATCGACTTGGTTACTTTCTTCCCCGGTCAAGTCCCGCTTTTCGCTGTCGGCGGTGTCGATGATCTTCCGGGCGTCGTGAATCAACTTCGCCCGTTGTTCCTTGAGTTCTACTGAGTTCATTTTCCTCCAGAGGTTTTCGATAATGTCAGTGACGCTGGTATTTAGTCGCTCGCCTCACGATTTTCGCTCGTACAGGCGAAGTTTCTGACGGTAGAAGTTCGTGGTCGTGCTGCGTACCCCTACCGACGTGGCGGGGTAAGCGGGCATGACGACAACCGGGGCGACTTCGTGAAGGTAAAGATCGAAGAGTTCCCGGTTGCTTCCGTCCCAGCGTTCCCCGTTGGGACGCACCGAGAACGTGAAGCTCCCGCCCTTCAAGTCCCCACGCTGAACGAGTTCCTTGATGTCGTCGGCGTGTTGCGGAAGATCAACCTCGAACCGAAGCCCGTGGTCGTCCTCATGGAGTCGAAGGGTTCCGCTACTGACACGGCCCAGAAGCCGGTTCACGTCATGGTTGAACGTGGCGATAACATCGCCCTTCGTCTCGATGGCTTTCCTGAACGCCCCACGGCGAACGATCTCGGTGAAGGTACGCTTGCCCTCGGTGATGACGGCGGGACTGTCCCAGACGGCACAGTAGCCGACGAGCTTGTTCCCTTCGTGCTGGTAGTTGGCGTGTAGTGTTCGTGTTTCCTTATTCACGGTTCCCCCTGATGATGTCCCCGCCGTCGATGGGCGGTAGGTTCTCCCTTGCCCGAACCTCGTTTACCGTCATCCAGCCCGTGTTGATGGCGGTTCCGTAGAACGTCGCCCGTGAACTGGCGTCGGCCCGAAGTAGCGTAGTCACGTCGTACTCGACGTAGTGCGTGCGGCGTTCGGTCGGGGTCAGTAGTTTCCGTTCAAACTCCGTTTCCCACTTCTCCAACCACGGGCGTAGCGTCGTGGTCAAGTAGTCTTGGTTCAGGGTTTCGAGGTTGCCCCATGTTGCCTTTTCCAAGCTCATCAGCTTGCTCGGCGGGATGAGTAGGAACCGGGCGATTTCGTATACGAACCAGTTCAACACGTCCTTGTACTGGTTCTGTTCGTTGGTCATGGTGAACGGCGTGAACTGAAGCCCTTCTTCCAGAATGGCAACCTTCCCGACGTTCTCCGTGCCTTGATGAAGTTGCTGCCAGCTTCGGCGTAGGTTCTCCCGTGCCGTCTCGTTCAACTGGCCCGCCGTGCTGAGTACCCCGCCCGGTCTGGCGGCGTTGCCATAGAAGGAACTGCCGTAGCGTTGCGTGGCGATGGCGAAGCCCAGCGTTTCACGGGCGACGGTCAGAAGCCGATAGCCAACCGTCCCATCCGGGGACAGTCCGGGGACATGAAGGATGTCCTCGGGTTGCAGTTCGACTTGCTGCCCGTTGGCGGTGACGAGGTAGGTCAGCGGCCCCGATGGGTTCCGCATGATCTGGACGTTGCGGGGATGGATCGGCCACAAGGCGACGGGCGTTCCCGCTCCGTTGCGTTCGATTTCGCAGAAAGCCCCGCCGTACAACAGGGCGTGGGCTTGCAGCGTTTCAAACAGTACCGGGCGGGTCATCTCCGGGTTCGGTTCCTCGGTCAGAAGAACGTGAACTGGGTGATCGTCGGCAACCTCACGGGTTCGATTGCTCCCTTCCCGGTAGAGGATGGGTTCTAAACTGCCCACGTCTTGCGAGATGGTGCGGATACCCGCCCACAATGCGGAGATGCCGAGGGCGGTCTGTTCGCTGACGGACACGCCCGAACGGGTTGGGGCATCCACAAGCCCCAGTTCAACGCCGATGTCCTTCGTGATCTGGGATAACGGTACTCCCCGCTTCTCGTTTTTCGTGCCGAATAGTCGTTGCCATAGGTTCATGTGGGTATGTAGTCTTCAGACCACGAAAACCCCACGATCCTCGTAAATCGACTTCCTCGGCGTGACTTCCCCGGCGAGACACTGGGACAACGCCATCAGCAGGGCAATCAAGTTGTCCTTCTTGTTCTCCGGTCGGGCGGTCTGGGGCTTGACGTACCCCTTGTTGTCCCGGTGAAGGTAGGTATGCCCGATCTGCCAGCGGAGAAGGGCGTTCCCGTCGTGGACGAGTCGCTTCTGGTTCACCAGTTTCTCAAGTTCAAGGGCGGGAGCGTTGAAGTAGGAATGCGTCTGCGGAAAGTTCCAGACCGTCACGCCCTTCTTGTTCAAGTAGTTGCTGATGACGAGGGATTGCCACTTGTCGAAGACCACGGCTTTCACGTCGAACTTCTGGCACAGGTCGTCAAGGAAGGCGATGATCCGGTTCTCGTCCGTGGCGGTTCCGGGCGTCAGTTGAAGGGAACCGTCGTGCTGACACGTCTGGTAAATGTGGGCGTTCACGTTCTCACGGGTGCGGAACGTGCCTTCGGGGACGAAACCCCACGACTTCACGAACATCTTGTCCCCGTCCGGGGCGACAAGCGAGATGGCGGTCAAGTCCCGTGATGCCCCAACGTCCACGCCCAGAACGACGGCTTGCCGTTCGAGGTTCGGGATGCTGCCCTCGCAGGCGTCCCAGTCCTCAACAGAAATCCAGACGTTCTCGGCGTCCGTCCAGCGGTTCATCTTGAGACGGATTGCCGACAGGCGGGACGTTGCTTCTTGCTTGTCCCGGTTCCAGTTGTTGCGGAAGTCCTCCACGGACTGAACCACGCCCAACGATGGGTTGGCGGCGAACCAGTTCTTCTCGTCGTCGAAGTCGTCGGTCTGGGCTTCGTAGATGAACGGTTGAAAGGTCGGGTCAATGACTTCGCCCGACATGATCTTTCGGGAATAGTTCACCAGCTTGAAGAACGCCCCGTTCTTATTCCAACCCGCCGTACTGGTGATGATCTGCAACCCGTTGGGCTTGGCGTCCGTCGAGTTCTTCAACGCCGTGAATACGTCGTCCCGTTTGTGAAACGCCAACTCGTCATGGATTACGAAGGTATGCCCGTGGCCGAAGTTGCCCCCTTGCGTGTCACTGGCGAGACTGCGGTAGCGTCCGTTCCGCTTCGGGTAGAAGATGGTCTTCTTGCTGGGGACGGCGTGAAGGGCTTTGGCGAGGGTTGGGTTGTCGTCGATGGCGAACTTGAACCAGTCGAAAATCTGGGCGGCTTGCTCCCGGTTCACGGCACAACTGACGCACGACGGGCTTTGTTCCCCGTCCGCAATCAGATGGTAAGCCGTCAGCCCGTAGGTAAGGCAAGACTTGGCGTTCTTCCGCCCGCACGTCAGAAGCCCTACCTTCGTGGATCGGGTTCCGTCCGGTTTCTTCCAGCAATACCACGAACGGATAACGTCCCGCATCCACGGCAACAGGATGAACGGGCGTCCGTCCTCCAGAACCAGATACTTCTCGATGAAGTCGATAACCTTCGTGCCAGCGGCTTCATCCCAGACGTGACCGAGCTTGAGTTTTTCCTCGTCGCTTTTATGTCGAACCAGCATGAAGGTATTTAGCCTTCAGCCGTCCGATTATGGTGAAGCTGGTGACAGTGCCGACAGGTCGAACAGAGGTTCGGGGCGGCGTTGTTCGTCGTGTTCCCGTCCCGGTGGTGAACTTGATCGGCCCAGCCCGTGCATCCTTCG